ACCCCCTATGTCCTTAAGCTTTCATAACGGGGCCTGGCGGCGCGGCTGTCCTGGGTGTGGCGCGCATGGCGCGGCCTGCAAATGGGTGAATGGCGCATTGTTTGTGAGTTGTCAGGAATGTGATTCGGAATTTCAGTTTCTGTCCAAAGCCCGGCCAGGCCGGGGCGTGTGGATCAGGCGCTTGGCTGATCCGATTCAACACTCAGCGGAAGGAGGCGACAACGATGCAAGTCAAAGCGGAGGGTGCAGTCCAGGGGTATGTGGAACGGAGGAGCCGGGAAGGCAAGGTCTACAGATCGGTGGATTTTTATGTGAAGGGCAAAGATCCGGGGATTCTCCGGTTGGGTATTCCGGAGGATCAGATGCCATTGATTGACGCCTGCAAGCAGGCCGAAGGCAAGCAGGCTCGCGCGTCGATCGAAGTGCGGAAGTTCGAGCAGACGGGTCGGGTGTTCTTCGATCTGTCGGCCTTGGAAGTGCTGAAGTAACGGCAGAGGGAGGAAGGCCAGTGGATCTCACCATTCTACTCGTGGCGGTCCTGTTGCTGGCCTTCCTCACCGGTCTCGGAGTCGGACGGTTATGAAATGTTTGTCTCTCATGAGTTATCTCGGGTTGGTCTGGTTCCTGTTCATGTCGTTGTGTCTCGCACCAGCCGAGTCTCTTGCTCTGGAGACCACGCAGTATGCGCGGGTCGTCGCCCAAGCTGAACGCATTGCCTATCTGGCCGCGCAACGCTCAGCGCTGGCCTCCCATGTGGCGACTGCGGCGTTGGCTCCCTCGGCCGCCTCGATGGCGGTGCGTATGGTGGCGGGTCCGATCGGATGGGCGGCGTTGGGTGTCAGTGCCGGTCTGGTGCTGGCTCAAATGTATTATTCACAGAGCGACCTCTCGGCCGTTAAAACCGCTGCGTCCACGCCTGGGGGTTGGCAGGTAGAGAGTACCAATGCCGGCACCCAGACCTTTCCGGAACTGGGCTCCAACACGCCCGCCAATGCCACCTATCCCTCTGCGACCATTCAATTCAGCACGACCGATGTGCCGCTCTGTACTTCGGACTTTGCCTATCTCCATGATTGGGCGGTGGGACCCTTCCAGGGCGTCGCCACCGCCGTCTATTTTCCCGGCAACGTGTTCGTCAATGGTCCGGCAGTGGGCGGTCAGAGTCTCTATGTCTGTCATCGCAAGGACACCCCAGGGTCAACGGCGCCGACTCAGGATGCGGTGGGTGCTCCCACGCAGCAGCAAGTGGCCAACTATCTGACCGGCCTTCCGGCCAGTGATCCGAAATCCGTCGAGGCTCACACCAATCCGGTCGGCACCACTGGCACGACGCAGCCGGCAGACAACACGATCTCACAACCGGTCAGTCCGAGCGAGATGCCAACGACGGTGAAGCCGAAGCCCGTCCCTGCCGGCGATATTGTTGTGGCAGACAATGTGCCGCCACCGGCCAGTACGCCCCAGCAGACCACGCAACAGCAGACGACGACGACCACCACCACCACCACGCAGAACCCAGACGGCTCGACGACGCAACAGGAAGAAACACAAGCCACTACGTCCTGTGCGGTCGGCTCGCATGAGAACAGGACATTCGGCACGGTCCTGCAAGCCCATCAGTCCATCTGGGGCACGAGTGGCCTGCTTGGCACGCTGAATCTCCTCAAGTCTTTGACTTGGCCCTCGACCTTACCAGTGATTGCGCTGCCCTCGGCCTTCTTTGGCAACCAGCAGGTGGACTTCAATCAGTGGGCCTGGTTCTTCACCGTGCTGCGAACGCTGGTCATTGCGACGGCTTCGATTGCCGCCTATCGCATCATCTTTGTGGGTGGAGGCCAGACGACATGACGGCGATTCTGACCCTCATCTATTGCTGGCTGGAGGAGTTCTTCTTCTCGCTCACCGATTGGGGTCTGGGGATCTGGGATTCGTTGCTCTCTGTGGCGGACAGCACGCTCGCCACCATTGGCACCGCAGGCCTCACCCTGCCGGTGATCCCGGATCAATATGCGTGGGTGCTGGGCGCGACGGGCATGAGTCAGGCGCTGGCCATCCTGGCGAGCGCCATGGGCACCCGGTTTATTCTGCAAACGATTCCATTTGTGCGGTGGGGCTCATGAACCAGTTGGTGATGGGATGGGCCTATGCCTGGACGGTGATTTTAGCGCTGTGGATCTGGGTCTATCTCAGGAGTCTCCGATGATCGAACTGTATGAAGGCGTGCCAGGCTCGGGGAAGTCGTATCACGCGATCTGCGAGAAGTTTCTGCCCTGGGTCAAACAAGGCCGACGACTCTACATTGCGGTGGATGGCATTTATTTGGATCGGCTGTCTCTGTTCACCGGTATTGAGCTGTCTGTTCTGGAACAACAAATTACGATTTGGAAAGACTCGGTTGAAGTCCTGCAGGCGTTTCCACATGTCGAGCCCGGTTCAGCCGTCATCATCGACGAAGCGCAGACCGTCTTTCGGTCCATGCAGAAGGTCGAACCAGGACTCCTCCGTTGGCTCGAAACCCATCGCCATTACGGTGTCGATATTCTGCTCATGAGCCAGGATTTCAGACAGATGTCACAAGGCGTGACGCGACTCATCGAAGCGACAGTGAAGTTTCGGAAACTCGCCTTTGTCGGCATGTCGAAAAAATATCAAGGCAAGGTGCGCGGGAATCCGGAAGACCACGACGTGATCCGGGCCTTTGTCGGGACCTACTCACCGGCGATCTACGCCTACTATTCGAGTTATGCGTCGGCAGCCATTCGGGAAGAGAAACGCAGCCATACGGTCTTCAAGTCGGCACGGGTCACCATTGGCATTGCAGCGGGACTCTTTGCCATCGGCCTCATGGTCTGGCGGCCCTGGTCGTCGCTGGGTTCTGCCAACTCAGGATCTGCTGCTGGAGTGAATCCTCTCCCGAGCACGGTGGCAGGGCCAGTCCCTTCCAATTCCACGATGTTGGTTAACGCCTTGGGTCTGGCTCCAACACCCCCTTCGACTCCGGCTGTACCGAAGCGACCCGTTCGAATCCTCGGCGGTGCAGGCATGAGCAAGGATCGTCAAGGCTGGCGGTATCTGTTGGATAGCGGCGAGATCCTGACTGCCGCCCAGATTACCGGACGGTATGGGGTCTCTGTCTCGGAAGTCTATGAGGAGGGCTCGATGCGATTGATCGGCGAAGGAGTGTTCTATGGACCTGCCGGCGATTGAGGCGATGACCTATTTCACGGCCATTTTCTGGCTCGGCGGCTTTGCCGTCGGGCTGATTATCAAACTGATTCTGCCTCGGAACTAATGCGGCCTCAGAGTGACTGAGGCGCTCGACCGTCGGCGAGGGTTCCGGCGGCGTGGGTGGACGGAACCACCACAGCACAAGGAGGTGCCGTATGAAGGGATGGGGTTGGGTCAAAGGGCTCGGGGGCTTGCTCATGGCGTTTGTGTTCGCCCTGGGTGTCCCGGACCTGTCGTTTGCACAGTTGTTTCCGGTTTCGGCGGATGTGGCCACGGTGCGGGCCGATCTGCTCTTGTGGGCCACGGCCTTGATCGGCGTGGCGTTGGCGATCTACGCCTTTAAGCGCGTGCGCGCGATTGTGGGCTAGGAAGGCCCATCGAGGCAGGCTGGCAGCAGCCTGCCTCCTTTCCAGCGACAAACCAAGCATGAGAATGATGACTAGGGAGAGGGAGTATGACGGCGCAACAGATTCAAACCATCGGCCAAGCATTGGCGGTCGACCTGGTCGCGTGGGGGACGGCCGCGATCGGGCTCGCCTTAGTGGCGGCGGGGGCTGCCTGGGTGTTGCGGTTGCTCCGCTAAGCACCGGGCCAGCCCTGGTCGGCAAAGCTGTAGTAGCGCTTATCGGCCAGAATCAGATGATCGAGGAGGGTGATGCCGAACAGTTCGCCGGCCTCACGCAGCCGTTTGGTCAAGACGCGATCTTCTGGACTGGGGGTGATATCGCCGGACGGGTGATTATGGGAACAGAGCCAAGCACAGGCATTCATGAGGATGAGCGGCTTGAAGACCTCACGCGGATGGACGATGGTGAGATTCAGCGAACCAGTGGACACGACATTGATGCCGATCAGACCATTCTTCGCATCCAGCCCACAGATCAGAAATTGCTCTCGGTCCAATCCGGCGAACAAGGGCCGGAGAATGGCCGCCGCGCCTTCCGATGTGTGGACCGATTCCGCAGCCGGAATGGCACGGCCCTCGCGCACGAGGGTCACACGGTATCGAGGCACTCCGTAGCGCGATTTCGGGCTCAGTGGCCGTACACCGTTCGAGGAACCGAGAGTACCGTCAACGGACATGTCCGCCTCCTTCTGACATTATGTTCTAGCCCCACCCTTCACAAACCAAGGGTGGGGCGTAACGAAGGAGGCGGCACGGGGCTCTCGCAGCGGGCAGGCCTGGAGGGGCGGAGACCGGGACGGAGGGAACCGGGAAGGCTTGTCCCGCTGCTCCATGGCCACGAGCTGCACCCACTGGGGGCCGGATTATTTGAGCCATTCCTGTGGAGATACGGGACACACAACTTGTTCAAATTTGTTATGAAATTCAGTCGGGGAGAATCATGAGCAAGCTTTTGACAATGGATGAGGCATCGGAGTATCTAGGCATATCCAAGTTGACTCTCTATGGCTGGGTGTCGGCTAGAAAGCTGGGGTTCGTGAAAGTCGGACGGCTGGTTAAGTTCAGGCAGGAACATTTGGATAAATGGATTGAGCAACACACGGTCAAGGCGCGTGTTCAAACGCAGAAGTTTGTAGCAGATGGCTCTAAGCCTAACGGGGAACGATTCGGTTCTGGGCAGCTACTTGTGGAGCAGGAGTAGAGAGCGTGGGACTGACCAAACGACCCGACAGCTACTATGTTGAGTTCCGCGTCATTGACAGTGAGGACGGCAAGTCCTTGGTGTTGGCGAGCGGCGTGCCGGGAGCGAGGAAAAAACGCTGGAAGGTCGGATGTCTTAACAAGACTATCGCCAAGGAAATGGAGGCGGCGATCAAGACCCGTATTCTTCTCGGACAGGAGACGACCGAATGCGCGAAACCGATACTCTTCAAAGAGTGGGCACGGACCTATCTTTCGCTTGAGGAAGTGAAATCTCTTCGTTCTTTTGTCGGTCGTTCCCACAGCGTCGAGATGCACCTGATCCCATTCTTCGGCGGGAAGCTGCTGTCCGAAATTAAGCCACAAGATATCGAGGTCTTCAGGTCTCAACGAAAGAAGTCGAATGGAGCACCCGCTAGTGTTCAAACCATCAATCATGACCACATAGCGCTCAAGCATTGCCTTAACGTCGCGATCCGCCGAGGGCTGCTCCAAAGCAATCCTGCCTCAAAAATTCCTCTGCCTAACCCGCACAATGAACGGGATCGTGTGTTGACCGATGAGGAGTGGGGGAGGTTGTATCGTGCGGCCAAGGGGCATCTGGGGCCGGTTCTGCTGACCGCGTATCAACTTGGGCAACGTTTTAGCGAAATTGTGGGACTTACGTGGGACCGTGTTGATGTGAAGAGGGGATTTATCACTCTCCGCTCCCTGGACACGAAGACCAAGACCGCGCGCCAGGTTCCCATCACTCCTGATGTGAAAATGATTTTACAGCGACTTGCTCGGATACGGAGTCTTGCCACAAGGCACGTCTTCACGTATAAAGGCCGACCGCTTCAGCGGGTTGGCCGATCATTCAAGACCGCTCTCCGGGAGGCAGGTATCACAGACTTCCGGTTCCACGACCTGCGCCACTGTGCCTCGACGAACCTCAGAAGGGCAGGGGTGGACACGGCAACGGCTATGAAAATTGTGGGCCATAAGTCAGAGAAAATGTGGAAACGATACAATGCGATTGAGGAGCGAGACTTGACTCAAGCGGCTCAAAAGGTTCACAGATACCTCCAAGAGAACACGCCGGGAACACTAGGCGAGGGTGCTGTTGAGTACTCGTCTCGTAAGTGA